AGGAACCGCTCTGGCTCGCCTCCGCGCCGCCGGCATCGTCCGGCGTCGTGGAGGTGGACCGCTATGGCGGCACCTTCGCCCGCGCCCGAGCCGCCTTCAACATCGACTCTGGCACCCACGCCTTCACCTTCATGCTCGCCGGCACGGCCGGTCCCGGCGGCGCAGCGCTGGCCGACACCGCCGAGCTTCGCTCGATGGGCGGCGTCGTCTGGTTCGACCACAACGGAACGCTCGGCCATGTGAAGGGCCTCGACGGCAACGACGCCCCGGTGGACGCCGTGGCCGGGATGATCGACGCCCACACCCTCATGGGCGGCACGGTGGACGCCACCACCGACCCGGCGCACCCAGCGCTCCTGCTGGAGGTGCCGGCGGCAGCTCGCCGCCGCGCCACGCTGGGCGACCTCGTCCAGGGCCTCAACGACTATGTGATCACGCTGGTCGAGGTCAACCCGAGCGAGATCGACATCACCGGGGCCACCCCGGTGCCCGCACCCGAGCCGCCGGCTCCGCACGACCGCACCAACCTGGAGGTCTACGCCGCCGTGGCCGACCTCCAGAGGATGCTGGGCGGCGTCGGCGGGCAGGACGACGCCCGCTGCTCCTGGGCGCTCATCGCCGCGAGCTTCACCGTGGACGCCTATCTCGGCCGGACGCTTCCGACCGACCCGGTGGACGACCCCACGGTGACGGTGGTCGCGGCCACCGGAGGCGTGCGCCAGGCCACCCTGGCCCTGGCCGCCCGCTTCTACAAGAACCCCGAAAACTGGTCCGGCGTCTTGGCTCCCGACACCGTCGGGGCCTATGTGAGCCGGTATGTCGCGGACCTCGACCTGTACCTCATCGGTCAGCGCGAGAGCTGGGGCATCGCATGACCGTCAGGCAGGAGGTCGCCGCAGGGATCGCCGCCGCGTTCCCTGCGGTGGCCGTCTACGACTACGAGCCGGATGTCCTGCGCCTCCCGGCTGTTGTGGTCGGGGCCGCCGGCACCTACATGGAGCCAGACACCGCGTGCCTTCGGCAGTACAACCTGGAGATCGCGGTGGTCATGGCCGACGCGGATGAGCGCGACGGCCCCGTGGCTTGCGAGCAGATGATCGAAGAGGTCATCGATGTGGTCGAGTCGCTCGACTCTGCCACCTGGATCAATGCGACGGGTCCGACCCGTGCCGAGATCGGCGGTCAGTCGGTCATCACGGCGACCCTCAACATCAGAGCCTGGAGGAGCTGAACATGGCAGGAATCGGATCGCCGGTGATCGTCCGCAAGCCGACGATGACCGTCACCTTCCCGGCCCCTGGTGGGACCGGCCAGGCGGCGACGGTGGACCTGGCTTGCGCGGTGCGCTCGCTGGAGTTCACCGAAGACGAGCAGATCATCGAGCTGCCGACCTTCTGCTCGCCCGAGCAGACGGCCGTCGGCAAGACCTCGACCTCCGCGACCATCGCGGTCTACTGGACCGACGAGCTGGTCGAGGCCCTCTCCGCGCACCTCAACGAAGAGGGCACCTTCGAGGTCATGTACAACGAGAACGACACGAAGGTGACCACCTTCCAGGGCAAGATCGCCCGCATCCCGTTCGGGACGATCACTCCCGGCGAGGCCATCGAGGCCGACCTGACGGTCTCGGTCACCGTGGCCCCGACCCGCACCACCCCGACCCCGTGAGCAGCGGCGCTACCGGGCAGCGCCGCTACTCGATCATGAACCTGACCGTGGCTCAGATCGAGGCGATCAGCGCGAGCCTTGGCCTCCCCAGCACCCGCTGGGACGAGGCCGAGCCGCTCACCGTCATGGCGGGCATCTATGCGGCCGTCGAGGGCCTCGACCTGGCCGAGGTGAAGAAGCTCACGGCCGCCGAGCTGACGGCCAAGGTGAGCATCGAGGACGAGGACGAGCCGGACCCTACGCCGCCGAGCGGCTGAATGTCGCTCGGTACGCAATGGCCCTGGGCTGGACGATGGAACAGGTCAGGCAGCACACCTGGGGCGACCTCGTCGCGATGGGCGAGGTGATCGAGGAGCGCGAGAGAGCGCGGAAGCGAGCTGAACGCAGGAGGAGGTGACCGTGGCGAAGCCCATTCGTCTGCGGTCAGGCGTCTATGTGACGGGCCTCAACGAGACCCTGCGCTTCTTCAAGCACCTCCCCGACCAGGTAGACCAGGACACCCGGAAGGCGTCGGGCCGCATCGCTGACCGGATCGTCGGGGAGGCCCGCATGGCCGCCGGCACGACGCCTTACAAGGTGCATCGCCTGGCCGCCCAGGGGCTGAGCCGGAAGCAGACGCGGGCCGGCAAGATCGACCGGATCCCGACCGTCGTCCTGGGCAACCGCCAGCTCCTCCCCGGCCGCGGAGGCCGCCGCAACACGATGCGCCAGCGCTACGACTCGATCGCCGCCGGCGCGGAGTTCGGCGGCAGCAAGGGCAGCAGGGCGGCCACCGAGGGCAAGAGGCAGCCCGGTGAGAGCTACACCTACCGCAGCGGCCGCCGGCTCCGCACCTCGACCTACCGGCGGTCCACCTCGCAGTTCCCGCCCTACAAGCGGCGGGCATCCGGCAAGGGCGGCGAGGGCTACTTCCTCTACCCGACCGTCCGACGCCTTGGCCCCTGGGCCGTCAAGGAGTGGGACGAGGCCGTCGGCGCAGCGATCAGGAAGGCATGAGAGATGGCACGACCCCGCAGCCTTGACCGCTCCATCGAGATCAAGGTCTTCGCTGATGTCGCGGCGCTCAACGCTGCGATGGGCAATGTCAACAAGAGCCTGGGCGGCATCAGCGGCGCGGCGTTCCGGCTGAACAACCTGACCACCATGCTCAGCTCGGCCGTGAGCGCCGTGCAGGGCATCGTGGCTCCCCTGGTCGACGCCGCCTTCGCGGCGTCCGACCTCGACCAGGCGATCGGCAAGAGCCGCGCCGTCTTCGGTGACTACAGCCGGACGATCGAGGGCTGGAGCAGCATCACCGCCACGGCCTTCGGTGTCAGCCAGAAGGCAGCGATCGATGCGTCCGGCTCGATGGGCAATGTCTTCACCAGCCTGGGCGTGGCCGAGGAGTCGGCCGCCAAGTTCGGCGCGACGGCCGTCAAGGTCGCCGCCGACATGGGCGCGTTCGCCAACCTCCCCATCGAGGAGGCCCTCGTCGCGCTGCGGTCGGGCCTCGTCGGGGAGACCGAGCCGCTGCGCCGCTTCGGCATCGTCGTCTACGACGCCGCGGTGAAGGCCAAGGCCCTGGAGATGGGCATCTGGGACGGCACCGGCGCGATGGACGAGGGCGCGAAGGTGCTGGCCCGGTGGGCGCTCATCCAGGAGCGCTCCACGAACATGACGGGGAGCTTCAACCGGGAGATCGACACCCTCCAGGTGCAGCTCCAGAAGCTCAACGCCGAGCTGACCGACACCCAGACCAACATGGGCCGGGGCCTGGTCGACCCGCTGACCGAGCTGGTGAAGGCGGCCCGCGGCGCGAACATCGCGCTCCAGGGGCAGAGCGGCAACGAGGGCCTCAACACGGCCATCACCGGCTTCGCCATCTCGATGAACACCTCGCTGTTCGGCGTCCCGAAGCTCCTGGCCGACACCGTCCGCGGCCTCGCCGGCATGGCTGACTCCGCGGACCAGGCGGCCATCGACTTCCAGCACCAGGCCGACAAGTGGGACGCCGTCAGCCGGTACTACCAGGGCGCGACGGTGAGCTACAGCCAGTTGGCTGGGGATGTCCTGCGCGACAACCAGGCCATCAGCGCCTCGATGCAGCGCGTCCGCGGCTACCTCGTCACTCCCTGGTCGGCCGGCATCGCGGAGCACAAGGCCTACCTGGCCGAGATGGCGACGACGACCTCTGCCCTGGAGGCGCTGATCAAGGGCCTTGGGGCACCCACGCTGCGCGAGCAGATCAAGGTCGCCGGCGACCTCATCCGCAAGGGCCTCATCGGTGAGATGTTGCGGTCGGACGACCCCGAGAAGGTGGCCCGCGCCCAGGTGTTCATCGACCAGCTCGCGAGGGACATGGTGAAGCTCGGCGTGCCGGCCTTCCGCAAGACGGGCGACACGATGATCGATTCCCTCATCCGCCAGGCCTTCGACTCCGCGGTCAGAACGGCAGCCATCGACCGCTTCCTCACCCGCTACCAGGCCTACCTGAACCGGAACCCGCTCCAGGTGAAGCTCGACCCCGGCGACTGGTACGAGAGCCTGGGCGGCACCAGGCCGTCCGGCACCGGCGGCCGCAGCGCTCCCGGCGGCGCGACCCAGAACATCTATGTCACGGCGTCGAACCCCGACGCCGTCGTGGCCGCGATCACCCGGTACTCGCGGACCAACGGCAGCACCGCCGGCTTCGCTCGGACGATCAGCCGATGAGCGCCACCATCGACGGGGCCACCGTCGGCGTCCTGGCCGACCTGGGCGATGCCACCATGATCCTGGGGCGCGACCACCTGGGCGACATCATGAACGGCGTCTGGGAGTCCATGACCGATCTCGGCTGCGATGTCATGGAGATGAGCTGGGTGTGGGGCGCGCGGGAAGCGATGGGGCCGCTGACCGAGGTGCGCGCCGGCACCCTGACCGCCACGCTCTACGACCCCGAGCGCACCTTCGACCCCGCCAACGCCGCCAGCCCCTACGCGAGCTTCATGCGGGTCGGCCGCCTCCTGCGGATCACGGTGGACGGGACGCCGGCGTGGAGCGGCACGATCTACGACTGGAGCTACAGCCACGCCCGCCAGGCCGTCACCTTCAACGCCGAGGATCAGCTTGAGGAGCTGTCGCGCCGGCCGGTGTCGATCATCATGGCCGCCGGCCCCGCCGGCACCCAGGTCGAGCAGCTCCTCCGCTACGCCGGCGTCCGCGCCCGCTTCTTCGGCGGCTCGTCCGCGCAGCGCTCGTCCCACGCCTTCCGCTCCAGCCTCTACGAGGCCCTCTTCGACGCCCGCTTCGCGGAGCTGGGGTCGGTGTGGGTCGACCATGAGGGCTACATCTGCTGGGCCGGTCGCGGCTGGGTGCCGTCCGGCCCCGAGCGGGCGCTCATCGGGGACCAGCCAGGCGCGGTCGGCTGCGAGGATGTCGTCACCTACATGGAGCCGGCGGCCGTCCGCAACCTCGTCCGCATCGATCGCTTCGACCCCGCCGGCACCAACCTGGCCCCGGTCATCGTCAGGGCCGAGGGGTCGATCGCGAAGTACGGGGAGCGCCCGGTGATCACCGCCGAGGAGGAGCTGGACCTTGCCTAGCGTGACGGTGGCCGCCAGCAAGAGCAGCGTCTTCGCTCGCAGCAACACGGGTCTCAACCTGGGCGGCGGCCAGGACGACCACCTCATCAGCGGCTATCACGCATCCGCCGGCTACCGCTACCGCTCGGCCGTGCAGTTCAGCCTCCCGAGCATGGCCGGGTGGACCCGGATCACCCGCGCCTACATCACCTTCCGCGGCGTCGAGAATGTCCACGCCCCGGCCGGCAGCTCGCCGCGCATCTTCATCTACCGCGCCGTCGCCTCCTGGACCGCCAACTCGTCCGGCGAGACCTGGGGCACGGGTGCCACGGTCTACCCCGGCCCCGGCGGCACCTCGACGGGGAAGTCAACGCTCTCGCCTCCCGGCAACAGCGCGTCCTGGAACGCCGACATCACCGCCATCGCGGAGGCCTGGAGGGCCGGCAGCGCCAACTACGGGGTGCTGATCGTTCCCCAGGCCGAGGACACCGCGAGCCAGACCGTCGAGTTCTTCAGCAAGAACGCCCCGACGGCCTCGTACCGGCCGACGCTGACCCTGGAGTACGAGCAGGGTGTCACCGCCCAGCCGCCCGGGCAGCCGTCCCTGGCGGCCCCTGGCGGCCAGATCGGCACCCTGACTCCCGACTTCGTCTTCAGCGCCTCCGACCCCGGCGGCTCCCCGGCCATGCTCGGCTGGTGGGTCGACGTGGCCTACTCCTGGGACACCGGCTTCTCGCAGCCTCTCTGGACCGGGGAGCAGACGGGCGGCATCAACGGGTGGTCGGTGTCGGTCGGCTACGGTGGCAACCCGCTCGGCTGGGGCGACACCTACATCTGGCGGGCGCGGGTCCGCAACGCCGTCGGCTGGAGCGCCTACTCGCCGGTGGCGTCCTTCGTGCCCATCGAGGGCAATGCGCCGCCCTACCAGCCCCAGTTCAGCGAGCCGTATGGCACCACCACCGGGGATCTGGACGCCCCGTCGGTGACCGTCCGGGTGGCCTTCAACAGCGGCGACCCCAACAGCGGCCAGAGCATGGCCGCCTGGGCCGTCCAGGTCACCGACGACCCGTCTTTCGGCTCCGTGCTCATCAGCACCGGGGACCGCACCGACGGCATCGTTGGCTGGAGCGTGTACACCGAGCTGGACATCCCCGCCGAGCACTCCGGCAAGACGCTCTACATCCGGGCCGCCGTGGCGGACTCCGCGGGGCAGACATCCGGGTGGTCGCCGGCGTCGAGCTTCGCCATCTACCGGCCGGTGACATCGCCGGACCCCGGGGAGCCGCCGCCGCCGCCCGAGCCACCGCCATCGGAGACTCCCCTGCCGCCCTTCGACCCCACGCCCTACCGCGCCTGGGCGCAGTACCTGGTGGACCGCATGGCCGAGTCCCGCTCCCGCCTCCGGGTCGTCACCGTGCGGCCCGTGGACGACCGGGTCGAGGCCATCGTCTGCGCCGGCTACCTCGATCCCATGCGGGTGAAGATCGAGGGGCTCGAGCGGGCCGTCCGCATCGTCGGGATGAGCGCCACCGTCACGGTCGATGGCTGGTTCATCGACCTGGTCACCGAAGACGCTTAGGAGATCACGATGCCGTACAAGGTCTACGCCGACGGGGATCGCTGGGATGCCGCCGACGCCAACCTCGTCATGGGTCAGTCGGTCATGGCCTTTCCCACGGTGGCCGACCTGAAGGCCGCCATCCCCAGCCCGACCGACGGGATGACGGCATGGATCACCGACGCCGGGATGCTCCTGACCTACATGGCGCAGCATCAGCGCTGGGTTTCCGAGCCGCGCACGTTCCAGGTATCGACAAGCTCTATCTCGGGCGATACGACCATCGGACGGTTCCCGTTCCCGTGGGTGCGCGGCAGCGTCAAGGGCGTTCTGGTGGAGGCCATCCAGTGCGCGTGGTACGTCCAGAGTCCGAACGGGATTGACGCTCACTGGCGCTGCGAGTTCGCGATGGTCCCCGTCGCGGGTCCGTCTATCGCCGTGGGCACTATGTCCTCACGGGAGGCTGGTACGGACGGCTGGGCTAACTACCAGCAGGACACGCCTATGTACTGGCCCGAAGGCCGCGACACGGGCGCGATCTTCCAAGTTGATCTCCTCAAGGTCAACGCGCCCGGCAACACGTTCTGGACCGTCGCGCTCCTGTGGCGATACGCCGAGTGATGAGCCCCGGCGAGTGGGTCCGGACGCTCTTCGGGATCACCTTCGTGATCCTGGTCGCCGTCGCGATGGGCGCGGTGATCGACGGCAGCGACCCGCCCCGCGGCTACGAGGCCGCCGTCGGACTCTTCGTCGCGCTCGGCGTCGGAGCTGGACTCTGGGCACTCAGCGAGTGGAGGAAGAAGTGAGCGATCCCGCTACCGCCGGCTTCCGGGTCGTCACCGAGAGGTGGCGGTCGGAGCGGCACTTCTGGAGTTGTACTTTCTGCGCGGCCGTCATGTCGCGCCGCTGGGAGGCCTGGGGTGTCTCCAACTGCCCACCCGGCAACGAGGCCGAGGTGCGCGCCCTGGCGTCGGTCAGCGGCGACCCCGACCTGGCCCACGGCTCGGTCACCTCCGAGATGCTGACGGCCGTGCGCCGGCGCTACCACCGCAACTGGGAGAAGAACCCGCAGACGAAGGACGAGTTCACCCGGTACATGACGCAGCTCGGCACGGCCGCCAACATCGCGGTCAACGCCGGCGCGATGCCGTCCCAGGTGCGCGCCTTCTACGGCTCCTTCACCGGGATGCACCGCACCTTCGTCGTCGCCACCCGGCGGAAGAACAGCCGCCGGCAATGGGTGGTCCGCGTCTACGACCCGCTGATGCCGCAGGGCCATGAGGGCGTCGATGCCTCGATCGACGGCATCTGGCACGCGATCCACCCCGCCGAGACCGTCATCGTCCACGCTCCCCGGTAGCCTTCCCCGCCGCCGCCTCCCCGGCCCCAAGCAGCGCCCGGTGCAGGGCCGGGGAGGCGTCCAGCCGTGCCAGACAAGCTGGCGCAGACCGGTGTAGAGTGGACATTCCCGGTGACTGGACGGCCACCGAGGCTTGAGGCTACCAGCCGTCCGAGGAGGCTACATCTTGCCCGATCTGCACGCCCGCTCCCGGTGGGAGCTTGACCGCGCCCTGGCTCGACGCCAGCGCGAGGAGCTGATCGCCCACACCTTCCTGGGCTGGTGCCTGGGCGTCCTCACCTTCGCCGCAGCCCTGCTGGTGCTCCGGTGAGCGGCGCTCGCTGCCCCGAGTGCGGCGGCCAGGTCGCCGTCCTGGAGAGGCTGCTCGGCGGCTGGGCCAGGGTTCGCTGCCTGGCCGACGGCATCCGCATGGCGAAGACCGACGCCCCGCTGACCCCTGTCACCGGCCCCTCCCCGCTCCGCGACGAGGGCCTGGCCCGCACCGGCGATCCCGAGACCAGCCACCTGGCTGCCGCCAGCGTGGACCCCGCCGGCCTCCAGCTCGCGCTGATGCGCGCCCTGGCTGCCGCCGGCGAGGGCAACCGTGACGAGCTTGCGGCTCGCGCCGGCATCACCCAGGCGCAAGCCTGGCGGCGGCTCTCCGAGCTGCACGACGCCGGCCTCATCCAACCCACGGGGCTGACCCGGCCGGGAGTGTCCGGCCGGCAGCAGACCGTCTACCGCATGACCCAGGCCGGCGTCCGCTGGCTGGGCCAGGAGGCTACTGCATGAGGCGCACCGTCGGGTCTTGCTTCTACTGCGGTCAACCGGCCGACACGGTCGACCACCTCTGGCCGAAGAGCCAGGGTGGCCGGTCGTTCGTGAACGCATGCCGGGAGTGCAACAGCCTTCTCGGCGCTCGCTGCTTCGACTCGCCGACCGAGAAGTTTCTCTTCGCGAAGCAGCTCCTTCGTCGCCGGTTGCGCGGCGACCTCTCGCTGCCCGCCTGGGCTGAAGGTGATGTGGCCGAGCTTGGGCCGGGGCTGCGAGGTCATGTGCGGCGAGCTAAGGCGCGCCATCAGCTCGCGCTTCGCCGCCTCTCCTGGGTTCCCGTGGACTACCTCGACTCGCTGGAAGAGCGAGCGATCCTGGAGGCTACCGCATGAGGATCAACGACCGTCGCGTCGGCATCGGCGCGAGCGAGGTGCCGGTCATCGCCGGCATCAGCCCCTACGCATCGCCCGTCGAGCTGTGGCTCAAGAAGACGGGCGGCCCCGAGACACCCGACTCAGGGCCGATGGCGATCGGCCGAGCGCTGGAGGTGCCGCTCCTCCGCGAGCTTGCCTACCGAGACACCCTCCTCCTGCGGCACAACACCCAGCGTCGTGCCCACCCGGACTGGCCGCGGGTGCCGCTCTACGCCACGCCGGACGCCGTCGGGCCGAAGGGCGCGTTCCTGGGCGAGATCAAGGTGGTCGGCGTCTGGAACAGCTCCGAGTGGGCCGCCGGCGTCCCCGCCCATGTGCGGCTCCAGGTTCAGGCGCAGATGGCCGTCTTCCCGAAGGCTGCGTTCTGCGCCGTCGGGGCGCTGGTCAACGGCACCGACCTCCGCATCGAGCGGGTGCAGCGGGAGCCAGAGACCATCGCGGAGATCGAGCGGCGGGTGGCCGACTGGTGGCGCACCTTCGTCGTCAGCGGCACCCCGCCGCCGCCGGCGTCGGAGGACGACGAGTGGGCGCTGCTGCGCCGCTTCGTCACCATCGCCGGCCGCCCCCAGCGCATCGCCTACGCCGACGAGAACGCGACGGCTCAGGCATACGCCAACCAGGACCGGCTCGCGAAGCAGCACCGCGGCAACGCCGATGTGCTGCGCCGCCTCCTGGCCGAGGCGGCCAAGGAGGTCGATCTCATGGGTGCCGGCTGGTCCGGGAAGTGGCACGACCGCCAGGGCACCCCTGTCTTCACGCTTCGCATCCAGGACGAGAAGGAGCAGCTCGCATGATCGAGAACCAGCAGCCCCAGACCGAGCGCCAGCCGGACGAGCCGTTCGACGGCTTCCAGTACGGCTCAACCGTCAAGGCCGGCACCTACGACGCCCGCCTGGTGAAGCTCGGCCGCTACACCTTCGACTATGAGGGCGCGACGGTCGAGAAGGTCCGCTGGACCTTCGAGGTGGCCGTCGAGGAGGGCATCGAGGAGGTCACCGGCTCGACCTCTACGAGCTTCTCGCCCGAGCGCTCGACGGCCTTCGCCTGGGCCACCTCCCTGCTGGGCCGCCGGCCCGAGCCAGGCGAGCGAGTCAGCGAGCAGCTCCTCAACCGGCCCTGCATTCTCCAGGTCGAGGTCAAGGAATCAGGCTGGCCGAAGGTGGTCGCCGTCCTCCCGGCGAAGCGATGAGCTGGGCCAAGATCGATGATCGCCTCGCGCAGAACCACAAGGTGCTGGCCTTGCGCGAGGCCTATGGGATCGATGCCGTTGTCGGCATTGGCTGGTGGACGATCATGCTCTCCAGCTCGACCGACGGCCTGATCCGCCGGCGGGCGGCGGCCATGCTGCTGCCCGAGGTGGAACCGGACCATGTTGCCGCCATGCTGGTCGAGGTCGGCCTGTTGGAGATCGAGGACGGCGTCGGCTGGCGCTTCCACGACTGGGATGACTACCGCCCGAGCAACGCCCGCCAGGTTGAAGCGGGACGCGCAAGGGCGGCGTCTGCCGTGCGGGACAAGGGACGGTTCACCAGCCAGCACCAGCAAGCTGGCACCAGCCACACCAGCCTCCCGTCCCGCCCGTCCCGCCCGTCCCGTTCTTCTTCTTCTAAAGGGTCTACACACTCCTCGCGCGGGCGCGCGACAGACGGCCGTGAAGACCCCTGGAAGGAATGGGAGAACGGACGACCGTGACACGCACCTACGACCGGAAGACCTACGAGGCGGCTCGCGACGCCTGGGCGTGGGGACGCTTCGGATCGGAATGGAACGAGCTGAAGCGGATCGCCTGGGAGAGAGGGTTCCCCTACCCGCCCGCCGGCACCGAACACGACGACCCTGACGATCCTGAACCCAGCCAGCGAGCCGTCATCTGGCAGAGCCTGGACGAGCGTCCGCAGCTCACGCTACGGATCGTCGGGTCCAGCTCGTCGTGGAGCCAGGTCGTGGCTCGGCTCATCGCAGACCGACGCTCCCTCCGCGAGGCAGTCGGCCTGGACGAGGACGATGCGGCCTGGGCCAAACGCCGACTGCCCAACGGGGAGGAAGCTCGACGCATGATGACCAGCCTCAGAGAGCTGGTCGCACCGAAGGAGGCTACCGAATGACGACCACCGCAGAGCTGCTCACCATCGAGCGGGTGGACGAGAACGGAGCCGTGCTGTTCGTGCGGCTCGGCCATGACCCGCCTCACCGCCGCCAGGGCGAACCCGTGAAGGTCACCACCTTCTGGGCCGGCGACCCCGACGGCGAGGGGCTGCACCGCGAGTGGATGAGCAGCCACTCCCTGACCAGGGAGCAGCGGGACGCCGTCCAGCACCTCCTGGTCGTCGCGGGGCTGATGTCGTGAGCGTCGAGCAGCCGCTGCGCATCGCCCAGGTGGCCGAGCTTCTCGGCGTCCACCGGCACACCGTCAAGCGGATCCCCGTCGAGGAGCTGCCCTACTTCCGGGTCGGCCGTCGAGGAGACCGGCGGTACATCATCGAGGATGTCCGGCGGTACATCGAGGAGCGGGCGACATGGGCGAGCTGAAGCTCACCGAGGCTGACTTCCAGCGTCAGGTGCTCGACCTCCTGGCCGTCTTCGGCTGGCAGCGCTGGGTCCACTTCCGCCCCGCCCAGACCTCCCGTGGCTGGCGCACGCCCTTCACGGGGCACCCTGGCTTTCCCGATGTCGTGGCGGTGCGGCCCGTTTCTCGACAGGCAGGGGCGTTTCCCGACGGTGCGGGGGGTGCCTGGCGCATGGTCGCCCTGGAGCTGAAGGCCGGCAGGAACAAGCCGACCATCGACCAGGTCGATTGGATCGCCAGCCTCGATGCCGTCCCCGGCGTCGATGCCAGGATCATGTACCCCGAGCAGCTTGACGAGCTGGTGGAGCTGCTGCGGTAGAATGGCTCCGCTTGGGGGGCACGGCGTAGCAGCGCCGCCCCGAGCGGAGCTTCGCTCCGGGACGCCGTCGGGAAGTAGCCTCCCCGGCGGCGTTCCTGTTTCCGGCGTCGGTTTCCAGCCGCCGGCGTCCAGCTCGCGCATCCAATCCAGTTGCAGCAATCCAGTTTCGTAAGTCCAGTTTCACATTCCAGTTTCACATTCCAGTTTCACTTCCACACGCACGCGCACGGCCGCCCGCCCGGACCCTATGGCGGCCCGGTCCGTGCGTCGGCACTTGCACAGTACGGTGCGGCCCGCTACACTTGCGCGGATCCGATACGACCCCTGCTAGGGCCGATCGCGACGCTAGAGGCTACGACCCATGACACTCGCCTACGATGGACCGCGGAACGGCCGCGACACCGTGCGAACCTTGGTAGTCGCGCGCAGTACGAATCCGAAGCTGTCACGCGACGGCCGCGCGGCCGCCACCTATCGCACCCAAGGATCCTGCCCGGATTCGTGTGCGTTCTATCCGGTCCGCTCGGCCTGCTACGCGGATACCTTCCGCGGATTCGGCCATGCGGTGCGCAACGGTCAGGACGGTGCGGCCGCGGCCGCTATCGCGGCCCTGGCCGAGACCGTGCCGGCCGGCGGTATCGTCCGATTCAATGTGTCTGGTGACTACATGACGGCCGACGGCCGGCCGGACCGCGCGTACATTCGCGCGACAAACGCACTCGCCCGCCGGCGGCCGGATGTCACCTATATCGCGTACACGCATGCATGGCGCAAGCTCCGCCCGTCATGGTTCGCCTACACCGTCAACGCGAGCTGTGATAGCGCGGCCGAGACCGCGGCGGCCGCGGCGGCCGGATGGCCGACGGTCGCGGCCGTGCCGGCCGACGGCCGCGCGATCGGGCGCACCGTCGCGGGCCGCCGGATTGTGCAATGCCCCGCTACGGTGGACGGCCGTGATACTTCATGCGCGGAGTGCCGCCTATGCTCCAGGGCTGCCCGCGCGTCTACTGTCGCGTTTCCAACACATGGGACCGGTGCGCGGGCCGCGGCCGCCACGATCTCGGCCGGATGGACCGTAGCGCCCGACGGGCGGATTGTGCGGGCCGAGGCGTGATCGATCGCCTAGCGGCCCATCCTCGAGCGCTGCGGGCAGCTCGGGCCGCGAGTCTCACACTGCAAGCGCTGCTAGTGGCGGCCGTAGCGCTCGTCATCCTGGTAGCGCTCGTCATCATCCTGCCCGTAGCGGTCGCACGGTCTAGGCTCGCACCCTAGCGGCCCGCCCCGCCCCGCACCCAACGCCCCGCCGGTCCGCCGGCGGGGCGTTCTGCTATGCGCCGCACCCTGGTATGCGGCCCATATTCGCCCCAGGACGGCCGCATTCTGCCGACACGGTGCATGCAGCGTGGCGGGGCGTATCGGGCCGCTACGGCCGTCCTAGGGCCGCATACGGCCAACGGTGCGCATGGCGGCCCGGTGCGCGCGTCGCATAATGCGCAGCATGGCGGTGCGCGTTTCTCTCGACCCGAAACGGTCCGGCGACCACAGCCAGGCAGATTCAGACCTGACCTCTCCGGGATGGACCCCGCCGCCAACCAGGGCCGGCGGAAGACGCCGGATCGTGGGCTGGAAGCCGCCAGAGAGCGACATCTTCGCCAGGTACTCCCGAGGGAGCCGCGCTGAGAGGGCCATCCGCTTCATCCAGGGCGAGTGCTTCGTGCCGAAGGGCCGCGGGATGGGGAAGCTCTACCGGCTGCGGCCGCATCATAAGCGGGCGATCCGCGAGGCGCTCGCGACCGGCAACCTGGTCTCGATCCTCTCCTGCCCGCGCGGCTGGGGCAAGACCGGCATCGCCGCCCCGCTGCTGGTGTGGGCCTTCTTCGACCAGCCTGGCGCTCAGGTCATGACCACCTCGACCTCCATGCGGACCAGCCGCCTGGCCTATGACCGGGCGGTGCGCATCATCGAGCTGAACCCGCGCCTCTCCGACCAGGTGCTGATCTACAGCAACTCAGCCGAGCCGTACATGGTCATGCCGCACCGCGGCAGCCAGATGTTCCCGCTGCCGGCCCAGGAGAAGCACATCGTCGGCATGGACCCGACCTTCGTGCTGATCGATGAGGTCGGGTATGTCGATCGCGGGACGCTGACCACCATGACCAGCTCGCTCGGCAAGGTGGACGACTCCCTGCTGGTCGGCATCGGGACACCCGGCCTGGGTGCCGTCAGCGACGGCGAACCCAACATCATGTGGTCGCTGCGGGAACAGGCGAACGGCTCCAGCCCACCTCCGGGCCTCCGCTTCATCGAGTTCAGCGCCGACCCGGACTGCGACATCCACGACCGCAAGCAGTGGAAGAAGGCGAACCCCGGCGTGGGCGACCTGGTGAGCTGGGACGCCGTGGCGCTCGACGCCGCCACCCTGCCGCCGTCGGTCTTCCGCCAGATGCGCCTGGGCCTCTGGGTGCAGCACGAACGCGCCTGGATGACCCCGGAGGTCTGGGACGCGATCCCCGTCGATGTCGGGCAGCCGCGCGACGGCGCGAGCATCTGCCTGGGCTTCGACGGCAGCGTCAGCGGCGACGGCACGGCCCTCGTCGGCTACGAGCTGGGCACCGGCCGCCTCTTCGTCGTCGGCTGGTGGCAGCGTCCGGCCGGCGACCAGACATGGAAGGTGCCGCGGCCCATCGTGGAGATGACCATCGAGGCCGCCTTCACCCGCTGGAATGTCGTCTACCTCTACGCCGACCCGCCCTTCTGGCGGGAGGAGCTGGCGCGGTGGTCGCTCTCCTACGGGGACCGCATCGTGGAGTTCCCCACCTTCGCCAGGAGCCGCATGGCGGCCGCCACCGACCGGCTCTACGCCTCGATCCAGAAGGGCGAGCTGCGGACCGACGGGAACCCGGACCTCCGCGCCCATGCGCTCTCGGCCGTCGCGGAGATGACACCGATGGGCGAGGTGGTGCGCAAGGACGCCCGCAAGCCGAGCCTCATCGACCTCCTGGTCGCCGGCATCCTGGCCCATGAGGCCGGGGCCGCCGCCGAGAGCCGCCCGACGCCGGCCATCTTCTGATGCCCATCCGGCCGTGCGTCGTCTGCGGTGCCCATGTCTTCATGGCGAGCGCCGCGGCGCGGCCGCGCTGCCGCGCCCATCCGTACCCGGAGAAGGTCGAGCGGGGCCGCCGGAAGCAGCTCGCGGCGGCTGTCGTCCGGGGCGCGTCGTGCGTCAGGTGCGGAGCGCCGGCGCAGGAGGCCGACCACCCGGTGCCGCTCTCCCGCGGCGGCAGCCCGACGGCGATGCAGCCGCTCTGCCGGCCCTGCCACCGGCAGAAGACCGCGGCCGAGCGGTGACCGTCGTGACCGACGGCGGCCCGTGGCGCGGGCCGTCGGAGGAGGAGTGGCTGGAGCGGATCGCCCGCCCCTCGACGCCAGCCGGCGAAACGATCCCCTGGATCAAGCCGCATAATCCGCGAGACATCCAGGAGCTCGAGGCCAACGAACGCATATTCGTTCGTGCGTCGGGCGTTGCATAGGGTGCATGGAACCGGGTACGCTGCACGGCACCGGGCCAAGAGGTGAACATGGGACTCTGGCAGCGGTTCAAGGACGGCACCCTGGGCGCACCCCAGGAGCAGGAGCGATCCGCCATCCCTGACGGCCTCTTCCCCGCCCTGGAGGCTCTCGGCGGCGGCATCGAAGGCAGCTACATCGACGCCGTGCTGGCGGGTCTGACCGGCGACTACCTGGGCCTCCAGGCCATCCCCGCGGTCAACCGGGCGGTCACCTTCATCCGCAGCGCTTGCGCCTCCATGCCTCCCGTCGCCTACCGGGACGGCTACCCGATGAGCGAGCAGCCGAAGCTCCTGAAGGAGCCGTCGAGCTTCTCGACCCGCTACGACTTCATCGGGGACACCGTCAGCTCGATGGTCGAGGCCGGCGAGGCCTTCTGGTGGGTGCCCGAGACCACCCGCGACTACGACGGCTACCCGACCGAGCTGATGGTGGTGCCCGCCAACGAGGTGCAGATCGAGTGGGACGAGAACCGGCTCGTCCGGCAGTACACCTGGCGGGGCCGGCGCATGAAGGCCCACGCCGGCCGCGCCACCGACTTCATCCACATCCCGCTCAACCGGCGCTCGACCGAGCTGCACGGCCGCACCTGGCTGAAGGATTGCGCCGCGAGCTTCGCCACCATGCTCACGGCCGAGCGCTACGCCGCCGACTTCTATGTCAGCGCGGCGATCCCGTCGGGCGTCATCAAGGTGCCCATCACGATCTCCGACGGGGACGCGAAGAAGCTGAAGCAGCAGTTCATGGAGGGTCAGCGCACACGCACGCCGGCGGTCCTCTCCGGTGGCATCGACTACGCCGCGACCCAGACCAACCCCTACGAGGCGCAGCTCATCGACACCCGTCGGTTCGGGGTTACCGAGGTGGCGCGGGCGTCCGGCATCCCGGCCTCGATCCTGCTGGTCGAGATGCAGGGTGCCTTCGATGTCTACACCAACCTGGAGGCCGTCTACGAGGAGGCGTGCCGCTCGACGCTCTTCCCGAGCTACCTGAACCCCATCGAGGCCGCCCTGAGCCGCCTCCTGCCGCGGTCCCAGACCGTGCGCTTCAGCGCCAGGGAGCTGCTGCGGCTCTCCGAGAAGGCCCGGTGGGATGTCTACAAGGTCGGCATCGAGACCGGGGTGATCGACCCCGCCGAGGCGCGGCTCTCGGAGGCCCTGCCGCCCAACCTGGCCGCCACCGGGAGGCCCGAGCTGCCGCCCGAGTTCGCGCCGACGCCCTCGACGCCCAACCCGCCCGTTCTGGAGGCACCGAATGCCTGACGACATCCTGACCACCGAGGCCCTCGACGATGCCGTCGAGGTGCGCTCCGAGGAGGAGCGGATCATCACGCTCCGCTTGGTCCCCTTCGGCGTCGTGGCGAACACCCGCGACGGCCGCGAGGTCTTCATGCCGGGAGCCTTCGACGGGGTGGATCCGTCGAGCGTCACGATCGAGTCCCAGAAGCACGGCGGCCCGCTGGTCGGCGTCGGGGAGTCGATCGAACAGCGGGATGACGCCGCCTACCTCGACGCCCGCATCGCGCGGACGCGGGACGGCGACGACCTCCTGGAGCTGGCCCGCAGCAAGGTGCTGCGGAAGGCCAGCATCGTCTTCGTGCCGACGCC